GGTTGGGTTGAGAAGAGTTCTAATTTACATGAATTTGATGAAGAGAATATAGTTGGAATCCAGAATCAATTAAAATCGTTAGCTGAGAATAAAAATGTTGAAACTTATAATGTTGATGAATTAAAAAAAGAAATCAATGGAACAAAATTACTTAAAGAAAATAATGGAAACGTTTGGGCAGACGAGAGCGGACATCGAGAAAGCGAAGACGATAGTGAGGACTTTATACTTGAATCCTCAGAGAGAACCGTTCGAGATGACAGATAGTCAGGCTTGTTTGTTTGATGCGATTTATAGGAAGTTGAAGAATAGATTGGCGATTACAATGTATACTCAGTTTGGGAAGTCAGAGATTGTTGCTATGGCTGTTCTTACTAGGATTACTACATTTCCAGAGAGATGGGTTATTATTGGAGGTTCTGAGGACAAGGCTAAGATTATAATGAATAAGTTGATTGGGCATATTTTTGATAATGATTATACTAGGAGTAAGTTAGCAATTAAGCAGATTGATAATGTTGAACGCCTTAGACACGAACGTAGTAGGAGTAAAGTTACTTTTAATATTGATGGAGGAATTGGAGAAGTATTTATATTATCAGGGGATGTTTCAAAAAAGGGGCAAGACGCAGGAGATATTTTAATTGGACATGGTGCTGAGAATATCATTGCAGATGATTCACAGCTACTTCCCAACATAATTAACGCTAAAATGATGCGTATGTTGGGAGGTTATAAGGATAACTTCCTTATTAAGATAGGAAACGCCACATCACCACGTTCACATCATTTTTATAAAGCATTCCAAAGTGATAGATATACTAAGGTAGTATTAGATTATAAGGTAGGTATTTATGAAGGACGACAGACGAAGGAGTTTTTTGATGAGATGAAAGAAGAGTATAATGATATAGTTCTTTTTAATTCATTTTATGAGTGTATATTCCCACCAGCAGATGCTCCATTTTCAGGAGTGTGGATTCCTTTATTATCGGAAGATGATATTGAGAATGCTATGAAATGGGAGAAGCCGCCAAGATTTGGAATGAGTAAATTAGGAGTTGATGTTGCTGATACTGGCATTGACCATGACGCTATTGTTGGGAGAGATTCAGGATTTGCAGAAGTTAAGTATGATAATCAAGACGCTGACCAGATGACATTAGCAGGTATTGTAATGGGTACTTATAAAGATTATGATAAGGTATATGTAGATAAGGGTGGAGTTGGGGCTGGAGTTTGTTCTAGGCTCAGACAAGAGAAGTTCCCACATACCGCAGTAGCATTTGGTTCAAGTTCAATTGACCCTATGTTTCAGAATCGTAAGGCAGAAATGTTTTGGAGTGCAAGAAATTGGATTCTTAATGGAGGAAAACTAAGTAAAGATAGAAGATGGAAACAACTTTCAAATGTAATGTATTCATTAAATGACACGAATGGTAAGATTCAGATAATGCCGAAGAAGATGGCACTTAATATGGGAATTAAAAGTCCAGATATAGCAGATGCTTTTGCTTGCACCTTTTATGAGAAAGATAGATATAAATCTCCAGAGAAGAAAGAAGAAGATTTCTTTAGAAAGAAAATGAATAAAAAGAAAAAACGCACTTCGCAATATAATTTAAAAATGGCATGAATAAAATTTTTACACCATCTGAAAAGGATAAGAAGATAACATCTAAAGTTTACAGAAAGGTGAATGAAATGATTGATGTTAGAAATAATAAGTATCCTGAATTTAATAATAGGACTTTAGTTGAATACTTAAATGACTCTGAAAAAAGAGTTAACTCTTACGTAGAAGATAAAGAATCTCAACATAAAGAAGATTGGCAAGCAAATGTTGCCTTGCCTACAATTAGGGATAAGGTAAAACGCCTTATTGCTGGTTTTGCTTTAACAGTTCCAGAGCAAACCGTAGAAGCTAAAACCGAAGATGGTGATATTGGTTTAGACTCAATAGATAGAGCAGATATAGCACAGAAGTTAGTTAATGCTTCTTATACAGAAAATAATAATCCTGTAATAGATAATTTCTGGGAATCGTGGGAAACTGGTGTGAAGGGAACGACAGTTATTTATGAAGGATATTTAAGAACTAATGTAAAACAAAAGTTCATTAAAAGTATTGATACAGAAACTGGTGAAGTGGAATTTGATGAAAGAGAAGTAAATGTTGATGATAGGTGTATTTCATATCTAGTCCCACTAACAGAGTTCTTTATTCCTACTTACAGGATAGCAGATGTCCAGAAGATGCCACATGTTGCTTGGGTAAAGTATTATGATAAAGATATTTTTGATTATGAGTTTGGACATTTGAAGAATGCTGATAAGGTTGAAAAATCAAGTGGAATGCAACCTGATGTTAGAACTTTCTTCCACCAAGAAGATTGGTCTAAAAAAGACAGAGCAGGAGAAGAAAGAATAGAAGTTATTAGATATTATTCACGATTAGATGATGAATATATTATCATTGCTAACGGCGTTGTAATCCACAATTCACCTTTATTATGGGACATTAACGGTAGAAAGTGTTATCCTTTCGCTAAGACGATTTTAGAGCCATTTGCGAGCAAGCATTTCTTCTATGGTAAGTCACTTCCAGACATTCTTACAGGACAATATGATTTGCTGAATACTTATTTTAATAGCACAATGGATAAAGGATTCAAAAATCTTAATCCACCAACTTTAATAGGAGGAATAAACCAAGATGCATTTGACTTAGAAGATGAATTATTATCTACTGATACGAAAATCTATGTTTCTGACGTAAATCAGGTAAAACCTATGCCGATAGACCAAGTTTCTCAGGCGGATGTAGCAATGATAGAAATGTTAGCAAGGGGAATGGAAGATTCTTCTCCATCTATGCCACATCTTATGCAGAATAAAACAGCAACTGCACGAGAAGTTGTTATTGCCGAGGAAAGAATAAGAGAGATGAAAGCAACTTATCACGAAATGTTAGTAGATTTATGGAGACAGAAGTTTCAATTAAGATTAGCGAATATAAAAACCAATTATCCACAACCAAGAAAGATTTATAAAGATGGTAAAGTTGAAAGTATTTATAGAACATTTATTATAGAGAATACATATCTTGAAAAATCTCAAGGAGTTAGGGGAACATTAGCAATTCAATTTAGAGATAAGGTAAGTAAAAAAGAAAAGAAACAACTTGAAAAAGAAATGTCAGCAGTAGAAGAAGCAATGGAACAGAAAGGAATTAAATACAAGAAAATAATTTTACCAAAAGGATATTTAGATAGTTTTGTTTATAAGATTTCAGTTATTCCTGATAGTGTTCATAAGACTTCTATTGCTAAATTACAAGTAGCAATTCAAGAGAAGTTAGCAATGTTAGCACAGTTCTTTCCTGAGATGTTTATGGCAAATCAAGAAAAGTTCTTTGAAGAATTTTCAGAAGCATACGGAGATGACCCACAAAAAATGATAGAAAATCTTCAAGATATGAAACAAAAAGCACAACAGGGTGGAGGACAACAGGGTGGACCAGCACAAAGAGAACCTGAAAGACCACAACAACCACAACAACTACAACAACAACCACAATGAAAAAATACATAATAAAATTATTATTCAGATTACTTGAAAATAAGGAAACTTATAAAGGTATTAACGATGCCAAGATAGAGGAGTGGCTAATAGACCAACATGGCAATCCTGGATTTTTAGAATATTTTAGAAAGAGAGATTTAGAAATACTGAAAGCATTTGGTTCTTTACCAGAAGAAAAACATTACTGGATATTAGCAGGACAAAGATTAGAACTGATAAATATGGCAGGTAAGATGAAAAGAGAACACGAAAAAAATAAAAAGTCGAAATAACTTACAGGGTTTATGTTTGTTCATTAACAGACATAAGCCCTGTAAAAAGGGTTTTTCATAGACATGAAGTGGGCTAAGCATGTAAAAATTAACGCCTTAAAAAACTATGAATAAAAAAACATTAGACTTAAAAGGAGAAGAGGAAACTCCAACTGATGATGGTCAGTCAGTAGACACCTCAGACGATACTTCAGATGATTCTCAAACAGATAACTCTGAAGAAAAAGTAGAACTTTCAAAGGAAGAATATAATAAACTCCTTGAAGATAAAGAGAACTATAAAAAGGGACTCATGACCTACAAGGAGAAAGCTAAAGAACAATCTAAACCTGATGTTCTTACCAAGACCGACTTTCACAAGATTAACGAGAAGAAAGCTATTGATGCTTTCATCAAAGATAATCCTGAAGTAGATGGCAAATGGTCTGATTTCATATCTTTTTATAGTGATAAACGTGGAAGAGATAGTGTTGATGACATTGTTAATGACCTTGACGATGCAAAAACATTATTTCTAAAACATAATCCTATTAAAGAAGAAGATGATAATCAGACTAAAGCAGACCTTACTTCTGAAAAAGGTCTTGAAGCAAGTTCTTCCAATGACACAAAGCCACAAAAAACTGGCAATAAATTC